TCTTTTCTTTTCCTCTATATCCCAAATCTCGTGCAACTCCGCTTGCTGTGCTACTTTCTTTTCTCCTTTATCCAATGTATCAAGCAATGTATGAAAAAATCCAGAGAAAATATTAGTAGAACCTAAATCAACCTTATACTTCTCCTCCACATATTCCTTTGGTCTATATATTACTTCAAAACACCATTTAGCGTTAGAAAGCAATTCTGTTGCATCTGGGTCTAAATAGAAATTAAATGGATTAACTCTCAAGAAATAAACACTATCTTTCTTTACATATTCATGATACTCTAATGTCTCAAGTCCTTCTTTCTTTTTCCCCTTCACATTCTCTTTCCCAGTCTCAAAAATATATCCACATTTAGATATACCCAATCCAAATAGATGGCAATCTCTTATAATCCTTCTCAATGTATACTTGTATCCAATCTCTCCTATTGTGTGGTTTAATATCTTTTCCATTAGGTTCGCTTGGCTTGTAAATTCTTCCTTCTTGGGATATACATTGTATTCCGGGTCTCTTGCTGATAACGCTGATTGTAATATCTTGACATTCGGATGAACCATATTGACCGCTATTCTATCTTGCATCTCTGAGTATTCCCAAAATTCGCCTTTATAATACCTTACATACTCCTTCCATTTCTCTATGCTAACTGCCTTGTCCCTATACTTCTTCGCTACGGATATTCTCGTTAACCACTTTTCCCTTAAATCATCTTTCTTAGTTGACATAATATACATCCTCCGTATATTCGTTCCCAATGAAATCTTTTAACCTGCTTAACCCCTTTACATTCCCTAATACATCTGAAAAGGTTAAACCTTCCTTTACCGCTTTCACCTTATAATACCCCCTGAAAACAGGTCTGCTCATTAAAAAATATCTAATTGCATCACAACAATGGTCCTCTTTCTTAATCGGCTTGTCTGTATCGTTCCCAATGAAACTATACTGGCTCATCTCACTTATAGTATTATGACAATTCTTGCAAATGTATAACCTTGACTTGCCATCTATATCAACCTTTAAATACTCCATTACCCTATGTATACCCGCCCTGACATCGTTATCAGCATTAATAACAACTATACCTTCATACATCAAATCTAACTTAATCCCAGCAGAAGGGTCTATGTAAGTCGTTTCTATACGAACATTGCCTGTCTTGTCCTTTATCCTCTCTGCATGGTAACTTATCGGCTTACCTGCTTCGTAATGCTCATCATATACATAAACTTCACCACTCGGAGATATTGCAAACCATAAACATACAAACGGATTACTCACTCCATAATCTATTGCCCTATACCGCTCCCAATCCTTACCTATTACAACACTATCCACAATGTGCACATTCAAATCAAAATCTTTATATATTACACCACTATACTTCACAAACTTACCAGAATATTGCTCATCAAAATATTCATCACTTAATAACTTCTTGCTCCTCTCTATCTCCTCCTTCGGAAAATATGGGTTCATACTTGTCGGAAATTGCCAACTCTCTATCTCGTCCTGACTCCTGTCCTGACCTTTTAAGAATAACGGATATAAAAAATCATCATACCCAGCAGGTGTAGTAGGAATTATACATAAACCCTTCCTACTGCCTAACCTTCCTACTAAATACCGCTCCCATACATCCTTGCTTATCCTGCTACCCTCACTTATTATCATCCAATCTAATTCCTCACCTAATAAACTTACAGGATTATCACAACTCTTTACCACTACCTCACTCCCCCAACTAAACTTTATATCCATATTCCCACCGCGTATGTCATAATGACTGCTACTAATAGGTAACCTTAAACCCTTTACTAAATCATCCCATATATACCTGAATTCCTTCTCACCTAATACATATGTCGGCGCTACTACCCAACCCCTGCTGCCCTTCCTTAATACTATCTCCTCTACATCCCTCGCCGCACTTAAACTCTTCCCGAACCTAGTCCCAGCACATAATACCTTTACCCTTGCCCTACTCTTATGAAATAATTCCTGCCCACTGTGTGGCTTATACCCAATCCTTTCAAAATGCCTGAACTTGTCTACTGCTAAACTTTGCATATATACCCCAACTTTAACTTTGACATATACTGTCTCGGTAGGCGGAGAGGGATTATATTATATATCTCTCTACCCCCACCTATACCTTCACCTGCACATAGGGGATAGGGGGAATGACTCTTTGATATATTTTTCATTCTATTCTGTTTCATATTCCCTTACCCCCCACATCTGATGCGCCTTCCATATATATATGTATGTATGCCTTCATATCTGTTTTTCTACCTCTGCCTTCGGCTCTGTGGCAACCTTCACACTCTCTATATATGTATTGTATACTTCCATCTTGGATATATCCTGACTCTGCTTTCCCATAACTCTATCCAATGCATCTTTGATGGCTTCAAGCTGCACTTTCTGATTATTTTTGCCTTTCATTGCTATTTCTCGATGCTTGGGCAATGACAATAGCGTAGTGTCTAAAAGATAACTTGCAATCTGTTTCAAAACATCAGCGTTTTTCTCGGTAATTTCGTTTGTTTGTCTATCTATTATCGAATTGACCCGACTCGAAACGGAGGCGTTCAGCAACTGCTTGTAACTGCTTAACTTTTTTTTCGCTATGTGGTAATATAGCGTATCCCTTTTTATTTTGTATTTATCAGCTATTTTATCAATGCTGATATTTTTCGTGGTGAGATATGCTGTGACTGCCTGGCTTAGCACTGCCGGGTCGTATTTGGTGGTATTTATGCCGTAGTTTATATCTTCGGGTGTAGGTGCTGGTGCTGGTATAGTATCAGTAGTAGACTGCATAGGTGATGTATCAGGTATAGTATGTGTAGGTGTAGTAGTAGTGGGTGTATATATAGTAGGTGTAGTAGGCTGTATAAAACTTTCCACCAAATCTTTCATACTCCCCCCTTTCTTGCTTGCTTGCTTCCTTACTACTTCCTTCCCTCTTTCTGGTCCCTGTTCCTGCTTCCCTTCCTGACCTTGCCTTCCTTGCTCTCTCTCTATATATAGAGACACATCCTCTGTTAGTTCTAATTCTTCACTACAAAACTTTTTCCCCCTGAATTTTTCTATTTTCATTATATCATATTTTTTTTTGTTTGTCAACTATTTTTTTAAAAAAGGTTGACAATGAAATAAATTCAATTTCACTTTTTTTAAAAAAAATATTTTTAATTCACATTAAAAAAAATTATTTTTATTATTTTAACTTTCTCACATTCACTAAACGCCTTATTATATCAATGCTTTCATAATTTCAGAAAAATAAATAAAAATAAATTAAAATAATACTTGACAAATAAAATAAAATGTGATATAATTTGTATAGTAAAATATGTAGAAAAATAATTCAAATTTAAAAAAGGAGGAAGTATGAAAAAAATAGAAGCAGTAGAAAAAGAAGCAGAAATAAAAAAAGGAGGAAAAATGGAAAAAGAAAAAGTGATCATAAAAAGTGAATGTCAAGGAAGCGCACGATACCATCTGGGAAAATATAAACACTGGTGGAAAAATGTAACAGAAATTGACAGCACAAAGTCTAACGGCTATGCTTTCGTAGGACCTTTCTTAAACTACAATTGTGAACAAGAAGTAGAAGTAGGCTCCTTCATTATAGAATATGAAGGCTGTCATTCAAGATATATTCTCTACCAAGTTTCAAAAGAAGGAAAACAGGAAGTAGCAGAAGGAACATACGAAAAATTTGTTACATTTAGAAATCAATGTCAAACAATTTTTGGAAAGGGACAATCCGAAAACGAAAACAATGAAAAGATTAAAAAAGAAAAAATTCTCTCTGAATTCAGCATTGAGGAATTGAAAGAGGAAATTAATAAGAGAGAAAAAGTTGAGATATAAAAAAAATTCAGTTTTAAAAATTTCTAAAAAAAGGGGGATAAGAAAATGGAAAAAGAAAAAGTAGAAACAGAAATAAAAAAAGGAGGAGATATGGAAAAAGAAAAAGTAAAAGTGAATGAAGAAGTAAAGAAGAAAATAAAAAAACTTCTCGGACAGAAAAGATGGAGTATCAGGGCTGAAAGAATCCTCAACATCGTAACAGTAAGGGGAAGACAAATCGACTGGGACACCGCCGCGGTAGTCAAAACAACTGACTACGGTTTCGCTGGTAGGAAGCACACCGCATACTGTAGCAGAGAGATAGAGGAAAACATCGGAGCGGATTCAAACGCAAATATGCCCCACCACTCAGCCTTCGCGTATTATTTTTTCGTGGCTGATAGAATATAGGTATATATAATAGGAGGGCGATAGTTTTGCCCCCATAGGAGGAAGTATAAAAGAAGATATGGGAGGAGGTGGTAAAAATGGCAAAAGAAATTATTGCATATATTTTGAGGTTGCCTAAAAATTCCACTTGGGCTGATATTGTAAGAGAGATAAAAGATATAAAAGGAGGCGATAAAAAATGAAAACCTACAGGAGAACAAGAGAACAAGGAACAATGGAAATAATGGCAGGCAATGGAGAAGATAGAATTGAAGCGATACAAAATATTACGAGAGGTGGTGGCTATGCAAAAATAGATGGCTGTATGATTGATTCCTGGACAGCATCTCTGATATGCCAAGTCTACGAGGGATTGAATGATGAACACGGAGCGAGGTATTGCAAGTTATCCGCCCACAGAATGGCGGACGTAGCATACAAGATATTATTAGAGTATAGGGAGAAGGAGGAGATGAGGATAATATGATATGGAGAAAAAATTAAATTAAAAGGGGGTGATATAAAATGGAAAATGAAAAAGAAAAAAAAGTAACTATGGAAGATATAAAAGCAACACTGGAGGAAGTTTTCAAATTGGGTGATGAGCTGGAAAGACAGCTCAAAGGAGATGAGATAGTCAACAAAAAAATAACAAAAATGAATGAAGAAAATAAACTACGGGAAGAATTAGAACATTGCATTGAAAGATTAGAGAACCTCACATTTGAAAACGAGGATATAGATTTCGCCAAAGAAAGCATTATTGAAAACTTAAAAACACAACAAAAATATTTATTCCGATAAGAATAATACTTGACAACAACATAAAAATATTATATAATGTAATATGCAAGTTAGATAAAAAATTAGATTAAAAGGAGGATGTATGGACATAATATCCCTACAGGAACAACTGACATCTCTTCCTGAACTACAAGGGAGGGCATCGTATGAGACAGAAGACCTACGGCACGAACTGGACATCTTGCAACACGACTATGACATAGAGGAAGCAAAGGAAACACTGAAACTATACGAGATATATAAAGAGGAGAGCAACAAAAGTATAATGGAAAAGAAAGTAAAATCGGAAATAAAAATAAAATTGCAACAGAAAGAATTGTCTATAATCACAGCTAAAAGCAAGTGGAAAGCAAAAGAAGTGGAAAGTGAAACACTAAACAAAAAACTAATGGCGCTCTGTAAACTATCAGATATAGCGGTTGAAGAAATTAAACTTGGCTTGCATACCAATTTACCAGAACAAAAGGAGGAGGTAAAAAATGAAAAAGTTAGTAGCAGTGGGAGTAATAAATCCCAATGGTAGTGATAAATTTAAAATTGATTTAATCAATCTTAAAATAAAAGGCGGTGATAAAAAATGAAAAAGGGAACTACTACAATTACAGCAAAAGAGATAAAACAAATAATGAAAGATAAAAACCTTTCCTACGAGGACATAGCAAGCAAGATGGAAGTTTCCTGGGCGACAGTGAGTAGATGGGCAAGAGACATCAAACCGATGTCTAAATCAGAGTCCTACTACTTCCAATATCTATTTTTAAAATAAAGATTAGGAGGAGAAAATATGAATATGCTATCGCAAGATGAACCATTCAAAACAGATGCAAACCCTGTTGAGGAAGAGGTCAACAGGCAAACTTCTACAGAGACTATCACAATCACAGAATTAGGAGCATTCCTAACTAAAACAAAAAAGGAAGCCTGGAAAATAAAAGATGAGAGAGGTTTAACTTTCAATATGCTAAAAAAATTTGGAACGCCAGAGATAGGAAAAACATATCACATCTCGTATAACATCTTGGAGACTTCACACGGTATGAATACGAAATGGATATTCTCGCTGAAAAAAAATTCTAACGATACCTCACACTCACAAGAAACAGCAACACAGAAACAAATAAATTATGGCTTACTAAATGTGGCGGTTGAACTGGTGTCCATCTATGCACTATTGAACAAACCAACGGGAACAAACACAATAGAACTAACAAATGTTTTAGTAGACAAAACTGAACAATTTTATTCTTTACTGGAAAAAAAGTTTAAGGAGGAACCGTCAACTTGATTTTTAAAATAGGTTGACAATATGAAAGATTTCTCTTGACAAGTTTTAGGAAATTTGATAAAATGAAATAGAAAATTTTTTAGAGAAAGAGGCGAATAAAATGTATAAAACGAGTAAGTTTAAAAATCAATTATGGCAGGGGTGCAGGTTAAAAACTGCAAGGTTTCAATTTCTTTCCAAAAGAACTTGCTCTACCTTTACAGCCCCTGCTGTTCATTTTAAAAAATCAAAAGACTAAAAAGGAGTTGCTATGAGAAAGCGCATGATTGACCCTGACATTTGGCAGGATGAAAAATTTAATAAGCTAACCGATAAAGGAAAACTACTATTTATTGGACTGATAACTGTTGCTAATGACTTCGGGAAGTTACGGGGAAATCCTATCTACCTCAGGACCCACCTGTTCCCTTACGATGATAATAACAATATTGTTGAAAAAGAATTGGAGATGTTGATTAAAAGTAAAATGATAATTAAATATAACATCAACGGAGAAACCTTTATAAAGCTTACTAATTGGGACAAATACCAAACTTTAATTCACCCTGCAAAAGACAATATTGAGGAACCTTCATTAGACTTTCAAGATGGTTTCATGAAACCATCAAGAAGGTTTCATGAGACCGTCAAGATGGTTTCTCCACAAGATAAGTTAAGTAAAGATAAGTTAAGTAAAGCTAACACTACCGCTAAAGCTGACTTTAACCCAAAAGATTGGTTAGTTGATGTTTTTTGTATTAGCTACAAAAAACATACGGTTACAGACTATACAATTACCTGGGCAAAAGACACTGCAACGGCAAAAAGACTATTTCAAGCATTAGGGGGGGCGGTAGGCAGTCTAAATCAGTTATTGGAAACCTTTTTTGAGATGTGGGAAGAGGCACAAAACACACCAAAAGATTGGTTATACAAGAAAACGCCATCTTTGGGCATATTCTCGTCTATCCTAAACACAATAAAACTGAAGCAATTGGACAAAGAAGATACTAAAGTATATCATTAAAAGGTAGGTAAATATGAGGATAAAAGAGTTATATTCTAATGTTGTTTCTAAAATTCTTGAAAGACCAAAAGAACCTGAATTCACTTCAGGATTGCCAAGTTTAGACAATCTCTTGTGGGGATTCAAACGAGGGGAAACAGCGGTTATTGCAAGTAGAACTAGCCAGGGGAAAACAAGTTTTTCACTGTTTCTAGCATATAACCTGGCATTACAAAAGAAAAAGGTAGCATTTTTTACGCTTGAAATGTCTAAAGAGTCCCTTGCAGAGAGGTTTTTAGCGATGGTAAACAGAATAGACAATGAAAAAATACTTAAGAATCAGCTAGATGAGATAGATATTGAGAATATAAAAGCAAAGATATTTAGTTTCTTGGATTTGGAATTCTATATCAAAGATGACATTGGCTTCAGTTGGAGACAAGTAGAGGAATACATTAAAAAAGAGAAACCTGATATTGTATTTGTGGATTATGTCCAAATGATAAATTCTACCAATCAAGTAAATGAAAGATTGGCTTACTCTGAATTTGTTAGGCAGTCTAAAATACTAGCAAAAGTGTATAATATTCCTATAATCCTAAACAGTCAAGTAAATAGGCAGGCAGTAGAAGAGAAAACAAGTCCTGATATACCAAGATTGCAAAACTTGAAAGGGACAGGGGTATTGGAGGAGAATGTAGATGTGGTCCTTATCCTCCATTGGGCGTGGAAGTATGCAAGAAAGGTATCGGAAGAGGACAAATATCCTAAAGAGGAGTATACCATTTGGGTAGCAAAGAATAGGAACGGGAGAACTGGTATGGTAAATATTTGTTTTATCCCGGAATATTACTGGTTTTACGAATAAAAATTAAAAAAGGAGGGGATATGAATATAAAAGAAGCAAATGCAAGTAAAATGACACCGGAGGAGCATATAGGATATATCAAGAGGAAGTATGAGAAGCCAAGCAAGATAGGGATTACCACGCCTAAAGATGGTTGTGGATATGTTACTTTGACAGTTGGAGAATACAAAATATATGCAACCTATGAGGAATTAGATAAGTTACACCGTCTAACTGAAACTGCTCTGTTTGATATGGGAATGAAGAGAGGTGATGTCAAATGAAACTACGTAGAGTAGCCCATACAGGAGTAGAATTAAATGGAATATTAGAATTGCATGAACGGTGGTTAGAAAATAATTCTGAAGGAAGAAGGGCCGATTTTAGTGAAGACAACTTAATGAATACGGACTTGGGCTCTACTAAACTCGCTTCTGCTGATTTTGAATCTGCTTATTTATATCTTGCTGATTTAAGTAATGCTGATTTAAGTAATGCTAATTTAAGTCATGCTAATTTATACCATGCTGATTTAAGTAATGCTAATTTAAGGCATGCTGATTTATATCGTGCTTGCTTGGATGACGCTGATTTAAGTCTTGCTAACCTAACTTCCGCTAATTTAGTCTCTTCTTCTTTAGAGTCTGCTAATTTATGCTGTGCTGATTTAAGGCGTGCTAATCTAACTAATGCTGATTTGAAATATGCTAATTTATGCCATGCTGATTTGAGGCGTGCTAATCTAACTAATGCTGATTTGAAATATGCTAATTTAAGCTATGCCAAAACAGATAAAAGATACATTCAGATTGCTTGTATTGGTTGTGATAAGAAAATGATAACATATTGTTTTGATGATAATAAAGTTTGGTATGAGGATTGGAGTGGAACTTTAGAGGAATTTGAAGAAGAAGTTAAAAAAATGCGTAAGAGCAAAGAACAATATTTGAAAGAATATATGGGATTTATAGAGTATATAAAAAGTTTAAAGGAGGTGTAAAATGATTAGTATACAAAGTATAATAGATAACCACATAAAAGCAGAATTTGAAAAGAGAGAGAGGTTGAAAGAAGTAAGTTTAAGCCAGATTGGGAAGTGCATAAGACAGTTGATACTGAACTACAAGGGATACGAACCGATACCATTCAACGAGAGACAATTGAGAATATTTGCAGTAGGATATATTTTTGAGAAGTTTATCCTGGACATACTTGAGAAAGAAGGATACCTGCTTAAACGACAAGAACCTACCGAGTATAAGGGAATTAAAGGAACTTGTGATGGGATATTGCTTGATAAAGAAGCAAGCGAGAATATACTTTTTGATGTAAAAACTGTGCATAGTCGTAAATTTCAGTATTTAGACAATGGAGAAGTAGATGAAATGTATCACTACCAGTTGATGTCCTACTATTCAGGACTTTCAACTGTTCTGAAATTGTCCGCTACACCGAGAATTTTTTATGTTAGTAAGGATGACCTGTTGCTTAAAGAAATTGGAGTCGCTACTACGAGTGATTGGAAGGATAAAATTGATAAAAAGATAGATGATATAAAACATTGGCAGAAGCAGGATAAACTACCCAATGAAAAAGATGAACCAACCTGGGAATGCTTTAGCGTGAGTCAGAAATTTAAAGAGGTTAAAGTGTGGTGCAGGTTCTTAAAACATTGTCCGAATATATCTAAATGTTATGAGGAAGCGGTTAAAAAAATGGGTAAGAAATCATAACTATTGGAGGGAAGATGAAAGTAGCACCACAATATAATCTTAAAATTTTTAAAGAGATGGAGGAGGCGAACTATTTTATCAGGGAGTGGGAAGGCGGTGGGAAGGACCACTATGCCTTCTACGACTGGATTAGAAAAGATAGAGAATACAAAGTTTACTTTTACAAGTATAGTTATGGAGGGGGAAATGAAAGCAATAATTACAAAAATAACTAAGAACCCAAGTAAGTTTTCAGGCGACTTCTACTACATCTTTTTCAAGGATTGTGAAACAGGGAAGGGATACAGAATGCCTGTTGCTCCTGAATACAGGAACTTTAAGAAGTGGAAGGCATTTGTAGAAAATCCCGAGAGAGCAAGAGGAACGATATGTGATGGATTAGTTTTGAAGTCAGGTGATGTTTTAGATGCAGACTTTCTATCCCAATCTTATTTACCAAAGGAGGTGCAAGATGAATTTGAAATTACCAAAGAATGTGCCCAATAAATTTAAGGAATTGCATAGAATCTTTTGCGAAAGGAGTCGTAGAATGAACTTAAAATTACCGAAGAAAGTGCAAGATGAATTTAGGAAATTTAGTAAACGCAGTAAACAGTGGACAGTAAAACAGTGGACAGTAAAACAGATAATAAAACATAATTATCTCTATGATGAATACAAAACAAAACTTACAGAGATAGTTATGGGCAGGATGAAAGATGGTAGTGTTTTGTTGAAATCAGGGGAAAAGGATGTGTTGGAGATACTAAAACAAGTATTCGCTCGTTCTTATGCAAAGAGGTTTTTGGATTTATCAATTTCATCAATAAAAAAGCCAAGCGAAGAATTTTCAAAGAAGGAACTGAACGAGTTTAGCAAGTTGAGTAAAAATAGTAGTAGGTGGTTGACAGAACAATTAAAAAAAGATGCTAAACTTTATGATGACTACAAAGCAAAACTTGCAGAAGTGGTTATGGATGAGATATTAGACGATGATATTCCGTATTTTAAAATTATAGATAATGAAGTATTGGAACTGATGGGAAAAATATTTACTCGTGCCTATGTAGGTAAGTTTTTAGATATAATGGTGAAAGATTGTGAAAAGTCTAAAGGAGGTAAAAAATGAATTCAAAGAATTCAGTAGAGACAGTAACAAAGTGGTTGGCAAAAAAATTGAAGGGAAATGATAAACTTTATGACGTATACAAAATAAAACTTGCAGGAATAATTATGGACGAGATATTGGGTAGCAATATTCTACTGAAAGTGGGAGATGGCGAGATACCAAAGTTGCAGAAAATGGTATTTGTCCATAACTGTGCAGGTAAATTTTTAGACTTGCTAATAAAGGAAGGTGAAAAATGTTAAAATGGTTATGCAAATCTTATTCAAAAGAAGGCGGGAATTGTATCAATTATGATTCTGATAAAGAAATATGTAAATTAGAACATAAGATAACCGATGATTTAGATGATGTTAATTGCATTGATTATATTGTATGGTGTGAAATTAAAAATAAGATGGGAGGTGAAAAATGAATAGTGTATGTGTAAAAATGATAGCAGTATGGTTTTTGGCGGATGCTGTTTATTCTATTTTTTATCACATCAACAATCCGACAGAGAGTTGGATAAGCAACATCTATCTTAGGGCATCCAGTGGAATACTTGCTATTACACTGATGACAATGTAGAATGGGGTGAAATGAAGTAAAATAAGGAAAATACGGGAAGGAGGATAAAAAATGGATATTAAAAAATTGATAACAAAATTAGCAGTAAGATGGTTGATAAGGCAGTTAGAAGAAGATAGTGCGCTTTATTATGGTTATCAAGATAATATTGCAATGAGCATATTAGATGAAATTAAAAATAACGACATTGTGTTACGAACACCAAGAGGGGCTTTATCAAAACGACAGACATTTATTTTTGCTGATGATTGTTCTGTGAGATTTTTAAAACTATGGATAGAAAAAACTAAAGAAGGTTGAGATGACAGAATATATCACAAGGAAATATTTGAGGAACAATCCTACTCATATATTCGTTTACGGGGACAATGACTTAAGGAAAGGAAAACTTGGTGCAGCCACATTGCGAGATGAACCGAACACATACGGATTTGTAACGAAAAAGTTTCCTCGTAATGATGATGATGCTTTTTACAATGCTTCAGAATATAAAGTAATTTTCAGAAAGGAATTAGATAAACTTATCAGAGAGATTGAAACCAATCCGACCAATACTTACCTAATCAGCAAACTTGGTGGTGGATTAGCAAATAAGCATAAAATTTTTGAGCAGGTCATTGAACCAGAGATTAAACATCAATTGATAAAATATCCTAATGTCAAATTTTTATGGTAAAAATTGGAGGTGATAGAGATGTTTAAAACATTAAGTTTTGGAGTTAAATATACGGCAAAAGATAAGGGAGTAACAAGATGTGTTGAAATAAAAAAAATCAATATAGACAATATTATTGAAATAGCGGGATTAGAGCCTACTTCAGATACTATTACAATTAAACATATTGGTGAAAGCACAGATTCTTTTATAGTAATAAATAAAAGTAGAAGAACATATCCGATTTCTGAGGAAATAATAAATGTGGAAAATTTTGAGGAAATAAAGAAAGAAATATTGGAATGGTAAAAATAAAAAAGGAAAATGCAGGAGGTGAAAAATGAGTAGTGTATATGTAAAGATGATAGCAGTATGGCTTTTGTCAGATGCGGTTTACTCTATTTTTTATTACATTGACAACCCCTCAGAGAAATGGATTAAAAACCACTCTTTTAGAATAATTAGGGGGATACTTGCCATTATACTGATGATAATATAGGATAGACCGAAATGAAGCAAAACGAGGTAAATTAGGGGACAAAAAAGCAAGGTGGTATAATGTTACCAAAACCTAAAAATAATGCAAGGAAACCCCTGTTTTGAGCGTTTGTGAGGGGATTAGATAGGGATTAGTGAGGGCATATTCTTAAATTGACAGATATAGCACATTGGGAACAGATGATAGGGCAGGTAGTCAATGGTGATTGCTTGGAGGCGATGAAGTTGATACCTGATAAGAGCATAGATATGATATTGACAGACCCTCCTTATGGAATTTATTCAGATAAGAAAGCAACTGGATTTGCTAAAAAGAGAGTGGATTGGGGATTAGGAGAATGGGATAAAAAAGTTGAAAAGAAATATTTTGATGAAATGTTTCGTATAAGCAAAAATCAGGTAATATGGGGATTAAATTATTATATTGATTATTTATTTCCAACAAAAGAAATATGGGTGTGGGATAAAAAAACGGGGAATAATTTTTTTGCTGATGGAGAACTTGCGTGGACTTCTTTTAAGGGAACTTTGAGGATATTCAGACATCAATGGTGAGGCGCATTTAAAGACAGCGAAAGAGAAATAAAAGCACAACACCCAACACAAAAACCAATAAGATTGATGGAATGGTGTTTGAGATATTCAAAAGAAGATGATGTTGTATTAGACCCTTTCTGTGGTAGTGGTAGCACATTGGTTGCTTGTAAGAATTTAAGCAGAAGATTTATAGGGATAGAGATAGAAAAAGAATATATTGAGATAGCAGAGAACAGATTGAGGCAAGAGGTGTTGTTTTAAATGTATAAAATAGAGGATATAAAAGATACTATCATAAAAGGAGATGCAATTGCTATCTTAAAGCAACTTCCTAATGAAGGCGCGGATAAAAAAGGAATTAGGGGAATTATTTTAGAATAATACCTGTAGGATAACCAGTCCCCTTATCTCTCTAAATTCCTTTTGTAGTATCACTCCCTGCAATTGAAAAGAATTAAATAATTTCAATCCTGCACTAATACCAAATTCACTTGTAATGTTGAATGGACTTACTACAATCCCTGCGGAGTATAGTTTCTGGTCATACTTGACAATTTCTTTCTCTTTCTCTACAATAACTTCTTTTTCAATTTCAATTGGTTTCTCAACTATCTTCTCTCTTTCTATAACTTGTCCATCTTTGGTGATAATCTTTTCCCTTATTGTGACTTTATTCTGATATACAGTTCTAATCTTATCAACTTTCTTTTCTACAACTTTAATTTCTTTTACCACTTTTATGCTATCTGCTCCCGGCAAGACAAAATATCCTATTGCTATCCCTATTATTCCGACAATTATGTAATCTCTCATCTCTTTCATTATGCTTTTATTATATCAACCTCTATTCTTGGGGCATCTTTATCAATTATCCTTGCAACAGAATAAGCATCTATTTTATTGTCATTTACAATTATTTCATTCTCTTGCAAACAATCAAAAATTGTTTTGACTATATTGTCTATGTCCTGCCTGTAATCTGTTGTCCACCAATCTATTGTTACCTTCAATCTGTCCTTTGGACTAAATTGATTTTTATTTTTTTTTAAAACTTGTTTAGCGAAGTCTTTTTCGTATTGCAATGTTTTCTCTGATGATATAATCATTGGTCTACCAGTGCGTTTATTCCATATCAACTGCCTGGAACTTGCTTTACTCGGAACTTTACCCCAAATTGTTATTTTCATATATCCTTTATTTTGTTATAGTAAGCCCAAAACCTCGTAGACTTCTTATCCCAATAAAGCCATCTCCACTGCCTCTCTATTCTGTCAATAATCCACAGAAACCTTGCACAAATATTCGCCTCTAAATCATACCGTAAATCTTTGCCTTGCAATTCTTTAGGCAATTTTTTATTTAGAACTTTCACATTCACATCATTTACCTGTGTAACTCCCCAATCATAACTTCCATCAGCATTTTTCTCTAACTGTGGTAAAGGGTAGAAGTTGGTCTCATTGACACATATCGCCATCATATACTTACTCCAGTCCCAATTTTTATAAGGATATTTTATTCCTTTCGCTTCAAAATAATCTTTTGCAATATAACTCCATTTTTTACATAAGTCCCAAACCTTTTTCAAATGTGATGGATTGTGGCAATATGGGTTCTTGGGATTAATATAATTGACATAATATTGCAAGGTTGCACTTATAACTTTATAATCCCTTTGGTCAAGTTTCAAGTTCTCTATCTGTGCTGTCAAGTCCGCAATTGTGTTCTTCTGCTGTTGAATTTCTAATTTCATTCCTACTATCTGTTCTGTCTGCTTTTTTAACATTTCTGCTATTGTCTGAACTGAGTATATTGTTTTCTTTTCCGTGAAACCCAAAAGAATTAGTATCCCTGCAATGCTGACTGAAATCAAGAAAACTTTTGAACTTACTTTTTTCATATTCCATATCCTTTTATTTCCTCATTCCCATAATAAAAAGAAAAATAATAAACATAATGGTGATTATTGCCAAAACAATTATACCACCAATTGCATCTGATTGCAATGATATTCCCCTAAATAAAATAATTTTTAACCCCTTCAAAAATAGACTGACAAAACTTAATCTTGTTCTCCATTTTTAATATCATTTCAACATCTTCCTCATTGGTAATGAAACAACATTCTAACAGTATGCAAGGCATATTTGTCGTATGCATCATCTTGATATATTTCCTTGCTGTCTGGCTATCATCTTTTACTGCTTCTCCGTGAGGGATAAACCCGTTGTATTTTAACTTCCCTGCTATAAATTCTGCAAGTTTTTTGCCTCTTGTAGAACCTAAACAATAATACACTTCAAATCCCTTCGCTTCAGAATTATCGGAAGCGTTATTATGAACTGTAATAAATATGTCCGCCTTTGAAAGATTAGCCTCTGCTACTATCTGGTCGTAAGTCAATTGAGAGTTCTCTAATTCCCTTATAACTTCCCAACTGCCTTTTTCAAAAATATCCGCTATGATAGTTGCAAGGTCGTTGTTCAATACATCTTCCAAGATTGTCCCACTTGCTCCAACATTCTTATTCCCACTATGTCCTGAATGGATTAAAACTTTCATTGGTTACCTCCATTATCTCTTTTGAGTATCCCTGATAGCGCACCTCCCCCGAAAAATGCTATCACTGTTGCTATTACAATGTCCTTATATACCTCTTGGCTCAAATACTTCAGAGCAAGTTCCGTTGTCAAGACTAAAATTAAACTCCAAAAGGTTAAAAAATATCTTCCTGTGAGGCGTTCAAGTAATCTGTTCTTTGAAATTGCTTCATCTATTTTTTGTAGTGCTTGTATCATTTATTTTTCCCTATGATAAGAAATATTGCATTGACCAAACCTGTTATTACTATTGAAATCCAACCGCTCTGTGTCTTTATCCCTGCCATATCTTTTTC